ACTATCCCAATGCCGAACTGGTATTACCCTCGGTATCAGTTGTAGGTAATGATATATATGCAGAGCCACTAGAACTAGGGAATAGACACGGAAGTAGAAATAAAGCATGGAATATAGAAATCTTTGGTGCTAATAAAAATCAAAGAGATGAAATAACTTATGTTATAATGAATAGTATTGAAGAGTATATTCCAGTTTATGATTACGACCAAGGCTTTCCACCTAGTGGAGTTCCAATGCTTGGCGTACTAAAACTAATGCCAGGTACTTTAATAGCTTCTCCCACTAGAGTTTTTCCAGAACTTGTAGAAAGACTTTATTGGAGAGCAAGCATAAAATTTTTAACAGAATACGAAAGTATTATTTAGGAGGTCTCTATAATGGCTAGAAGATTAGCAATTCCATCAAAAGCTGTAGAGCTAAAAATTGTAGGCCCACAAGATGCTCTAGTAATTCCTAGAGTACAGAGACTATCTGTAACTGCTGATAGACCTTCAACTGATATTGATGAGTTGGGTAACAGACTACATGCTGGAACAATTGAAGATATTCCTGCAATAACCGTAACCTTTCAGGCTATGGATGTTGGGATTAAGTTATTCTCAATTTTGACAGGTACAAATGCAACTGCCTATCCTGCTAGTGGTGTTAGCATCACTGAACTAAAAGATACAGACATTATTGTTTACATTAAGAGTGATACAGTTGAAGATTACGTAAAAATGGCACACGCAAGACGTTGTGTAATCAGAGATTTTACATTTACTTATACAGTAGATGGAGAATCCACTGAAGAATATACTATGATTGGTACTAAAAAGAGATGGTTCAAGAATGATGTTATTGCGGAGAAGTTCACTTCCCCAGGTACATCATGTACATTGACTTATACTCCTGTAGTATTAAAAAGTGGTGATAAAGCCCTATCTATAATTGTTGATGGTGTTTATTTCACAGAAGTTGCAGCAACTCCAGATGTTGGAGAGTACTCAATTTCTGGAACTTCACTAACTCTTGGTACTGCTTTAGTAACACAAGCAATTGCAGTATATCAAACTACTCCAGTAGCTGGTAATAATTGGGTAGATTCTGCTGATGCAACAATGCCAGCTGCTATTAGAGGTATGGATGTTCCCGTTGTAATTGGTGCTGGAGGAATTGAAAGAGTTCAATCAGTAACTATCAATGGTACATTCAATCCTGAAGCAGTTAAAGAAATGGGTAATAGAGATATTATTGGTTATCAAATGCAAATTCCAGCTGTAACTGGTACAATTACTGTATTGGATACAGATACTGAATTAATCGCCTTGTTAACTACAGGAGAACTAAGTCCTTCTGGTGTAACTGAATTTGGTGTATCCGAATTTACTGCTAGTGGTATTTCATTAGTTGTAAAACTACAAAATCCAACAGATAAGGTAGCACCATTTGAAGTATTGAAGACTTTGTACATGCCTTCAATCTCAATTACTAATGAAGGATTTACATCAAATGTAAACCAAAATGCTCAACAAACCTTTGATTTTAAATCATCTACAGGTGAACTAAAAGTATATCAAGGGGCTATGACTTAATAGTCCAATAATAAAATAAATTATAGTAAAAGGTTAAAAAGGGACTATATTAGAATGATATCTAGATATAGTCCCTTTTCTTTTATAGGAGAGGAATATGGCTGAACAACTAAGAGAAGTAGAAAAAAATGATGTTGATATTGCAGAACTTTTCAAATGGAATAAAGAGGTAGAAATTGAAGATGCAGTTTCTGGATTAAAAGTAAAGTTCTATATGCGATTATTAGGAGATGCTGATTTGGGTAAAGCAAGAGTATTTGCGTATCGTAAATCTGCTGAACTAAGAAGAAAATTAAAAGACCCAAATAGTGATGAAAGAGTTTCTTTACTAGTAGAACTAGAGGATTTCAGTGATAATAAAGAAGTAATTATTAATTCTATATTAATATTAAGGATGCAAGATTTATATCAAGATGCTATTAGAAGTGTAAATCTTCCAGAACCAAAAGAACCTTCTAAAGAAGATTTAGAAAAATGGGAAGAATATCAAAAAGAAGTTGATGAATATCCCCAAAGATATAAAGAAGCTGTAACTAAAGAGGCAGAAAAAATAAGAGAAGAGGATATGAAAGAACTTTCTTTAAAATCAATAGATGAATTATATAAAACTTATGAAAGTGAAGTAATTGGTAAATTATGTCAAGAAGAAATGAACGATAATTTTTATAATATGACTATTTATTTATCAACTTTCAGAGATAAGAATTTCAAAGTATCTGCCTTTAAAAACTTTGAAAATTATGATAATGCTCACAGAAATCTAAAAGCAAAATTAAAAGAAGAATATAGAAAACTAGAATTAGGAATAGAAACTCTAAAAAAATTGCAAGAAGCAACGGACTAACTGCTATTTGGTCTACAGCACAGGCTAGTGGGCTACCGTTGCATGAAAATCTGCCGCCCACAGATGAATTACCTTGGACTATCTCTTTTGTAATTAGAAAAAGAGCACAAATAGATTCTTATGCTGAATTACCAGAAGAGAAAAGACCTCCTGAAAGTATGATTTGGTATGGGTCAGCAGCAGATATAAATAAATGGTTTGATAAAGTATTTCAAAGAAAGAAACATGGTAATCCAGAAGAATTTATCATAAATATTAATGATGATGAGATAGAATAATATGCCACCAAATGATGTTTTACAAAGAACAGAACAATTAATTGGAATGTTGAGAAGACTGTCACAGGAATCTGGGACTAGCCAACAATACCTACAAACTCTAGAAGGAGTATTATCCAGACTAGGTAATCTTCGTCTTGGTTCTTTAGAGCAATCTGTAAATCTTATTGCCCAATTTAATAGAACTTTAGTTTTGATGGGTGGTAATGCTGAAATAATTACACAAATTCAATCTGCATTTTCTGACTTAGCTAGAACTATGGCAACAGTTGGTACTCAATCAGAAAGAATGAGTTTCCTTGGACAAGCCGGTGCAGCACAACGAACTATGAACAGAACTACAACTGGTTTTAGAGCCACTGCTGAAGACCTAGTTACTAGAAGAACTGCTGGTACAAGATTAAGAGTAGCTAGAGAAGAAGCACAACGTGTAGGAAGAGAGTTACAAGAAAGTGCTACTACTTGGCAAAATAATGAACGATATGCTCAACAATTAGTAGCCAGTGAAACTAGAGTTCTTGAAACTCTTGTAGCTGGTCAAAGAAGAAATGATTGGACTGGTGCCAAAGGAGCTGGTACAAGATTGGGATTAGGTGCTTTTGCTTTTCCTACTACAGTAGCAGGAGGTCCTTCAGTTGTTAGAAGAAGAGAAAGAGAAGAAGCTGGAATAGTAGATGTAAGTACAAGAGGAAAACCAGGAACAGAAGAAGAAATTATCAGTGAACAATCATTAAGAAAAATTGGTTTATCACAAACTGCTGTTCAAAACCTTACTAAAACATTAGGAGAATATGGTATTACAGCAGCAAGAATAGGGCCTGCTACTACAGAACTATCTACTGGTATTACAACAGTAGCTTTTACTGCCCAAGGTGCAGGAGGTTCAATGAAAACCTTTACTGCCCATATTGACCAAGTAGGTAATGTTCTACATGATACTCAAAAGAGATTTAGAACTTTTGGTAGTGCAGTAATGCGAGATGTAGTAGAGGTTTTAAAGTGGACAATAGCTATTGGTGCTATTTATGGGCCTATGCGAAAAATGGGAGAAATGCTTGAACAGGCTAAAAAGATACAATTAGATTTAGTTGATGTTCAAATTGCATTAGGTAGTTCTACTAGAGATATGCAAGTTGTATTTGAAGCTACTTCTGATATTGCTACCCAAACTAGTTCTTCAATTGAAGGTGTTATTGAAGGATATAGTTTAGCAGTTGCTGCTGCTTCAAGTGCTGGCAGTGAATTTCAAAGAATGGTAACTACAAATACATTACTTAAAGATTCAATGATTTTGTCTAAGTTAGCCAATCTTGACCAAAAGACATCCTTAGATACATTAGTAGGTGCTTTAAGTCAATTAGGAATGAGTTTAACTCAGGGAACTCAATTATTAGATTCATGGGTTGCAGTAGCTAAAAGAGCCAATGTTTCTATCAATCAATTGGCTACATCCTTTACAATTGTTGGTACTGCTGCTGCTGAAGTTGGTCTAGATTTTAATGAACTAAATGCGTTGATAGGAACTTTAGCTCAAGCTACTAATTTATCTGCTGATGAAGTTGGTAATGCTATCAGAGGTATTATTGCAGCCATGCAAACAGATAAAGCACAAGCTGAATTTGCTAAGTATGGAATTGCTACTAAAAATCTTAGTGGTGATTTTAGAGATTTTATGGATATTCTTAGAGAAATGAAGATACTACAACAAGGTGGAATCTTAGATGAAAAAGCTATGAGTGCTTTGACACAAGCTGGTGGTGCTGGTGCAAGAAGAGGTGCTCAACTATCTGCTTTAGTAGAAAACTTATCCACAGCTTTTGAATTAATTACAGTTTCACAACAAGCTAATGGAGAAGCAGCACAGGCTATGCAACTAGAGATGAAAACTTTAGATGCTGCTACTACTAGATTAAATAACGCATTTGCTATGTTAGCTCAAACACTAGGTGGTGAGGGTGGTGTACTGGGATTCATGACATCTACAACTAATATGATAACTGGTTTAATAAGTGCCATGCGACAATTAGTTAGTGTTATGAAAGGAGCAGCACCAGTTTTAGCTACATTTGCCTTACTTCAAGGAGTTGCTGGAACTGCTACAGGTGCTAGATTTATGGGAGCACAAATTCCTGGAGCATTGGCATCATTATTTACACCCGCTAAAGGAACAACTGCACAAGCAGGAAGAATGTATACATCAGCTGGTTGGGCTGGAGTTAATCAACCTTTTGGTATGGGTAAAATTGGTGGATTTGCTCCATTAACTAATGCACTTGTAACTGCTTTACAAAGTACTGGGTGGGGTGCTAGTATGGGTAGAACTAGTACTGTTGGAGAATTTGGTGGTAATATAGCAAACTTTTTAAAGAAACCTATGTTTGGTACAGCTAATTTACTTAGTATGTTAGGCCCAGCTGTAGTAATGGCTGGAAATCTTAATAGACCAAAAGAAGAAGGAGTACCAAGAGCAGTATTTGGGGGACTTGGTGCATTACCAGGAGTTTTATCTGGAAGTCCAATATGGGCTACAATTGGTTCAATTATAGCTACAGGATTTTATGATGAGTTCTTAACATTTACTGATGATATTGCAGCTTCTTGGAGTAAATGGGCAGCAGAAAATAAACCAGAAGAACCAAATGCTCCTACAACAAAAGAAGATATACTAGCTGCTATGGATAAAGAAGTTAAAGGTAGATTAACTTTAGATGAAAAATGGGCAATCAATGTACAAAAATGGGCATTAAATTTAGGCAAAATGATTAATCCAAAACAAGCAGGTGCATATACTAATGTTGGAGAATCGGAAGCTTTATTAAGTTTAGTTCTCAGTGGTGGTAAAAATATATTTGGTGGTGTTGTTTTGGAACCAGATACTATAGCAGCCGCTCAAAAAATGTATAATGAATGGATTAATCAACAACTTCAATTAGGTTTAATAGAAGGAGAGGATATTCCAACTACAGAAATAGAAGCACAAGTTATAGGTCAAATAAGAGGAATGGCATCATTTGCAGCAGAATCAGCAGCAGAAATGGTACAAAAAGCTTTGGATGATATTGCTAAGGGAGTACCTGGAGCTATACAACAATATTTAGATTTACAATCAATAGCTGAATCATATGCTAGTGTGTCAGGAAATATACTTGTTGCTCAGGCAGCAATTAATGCAACTCCTGGTATGGTTACTCCACAAATGACACCAGCAGAAGCAGTTACATATACATCTCAACTAAATCCAGAAGAATTAGGAATTGTATCTACATTATTAACTCAAATTAATAGTGCTCAAAATGTTTATAATAAACTTGTATCTGAAGGAAAAAATGTAACAGAAGAAGATAAAAAAGCACTTGATGCTTTAGCATCAGGTATAGAAATAGCTAAAACTCAATATATAAGTCTTATTCCAACTATTCAACAAGCTATAGCTATAAGAGAAGTTGAAGCAAAAACTTTAGATATAGTAGAATTTCCAGAAGGACTGACTCCAGAACAAAGACAAGAGATTATAACAGGTGCTGAAGAATTATGGAGAGAAGTATTTGAACTATCTGGTATACCAGAAAATGTAATTAATGACTTTATACAAAACCAAAAACAACAAATAATTGGTGCTGGAACAGAGGTATTTAGAGAATTTACTAATATTCCTCAAAGATTTATTAGTCAGCAAGCAGAAAAAATGGGATATCAGGCTGGAGGTGCTAAGAATATCAATATACAAGATTTACGTGGTCAAATGACACAAGCACAATTACCACAACTGTTGGCTAGATATAATCAAGTACTAAACGCTATGATACAAAAATTCCAATATAAACCAGAAGTAGAACCAGTTGGATTAATTTTCAAAGATGGTATGGATACAGTACACGTAGATTTAAAAATCTTAAACATGGCTATGCAAGATTTGATTGATGAAACAAAGAAACAAGGTTTACAAGGTATTTATAACTTACCTGAAGGTGCTACATTCATGATACCCGTTACTGCTTATGAAATGAGTAAACAATCTCTTTATGAACAAGCTATGGGTGGGGGTGGAGGTGGTGGACTTCCTGCGGATATATTCTCACAATATCCAACAACATCACCAGCAGCAGAAGCAATAACAAGAGAACAACAACGTAGATTAGATATGATAGAGAGAAATACTGGAGAAGGAGCATATAAAGGTATTACAACCGCATCTCCTTTACCAGTAACTATTACTAATTTCTCTCAATTTTTGCCCTTAGTAGGTCAAAAACCCACTGTTCCAGAAGCACTAACTTTTGGAGAACAATTATTACAATTATTTAAAGACTCTTTTACTAGAATATATGGTGAAAATGCTACCATGCCTGATTTAAGTTGGCTAGAGAAATTAGGTGATTTACAATTACCAGATATATCTAAATGGTTTCAAAATCTAAATCCATTTGCTATTCCAACACCACAGACTAATCTACAAACAGAACAACCACCCGTTACAACTGCTTTAAATCTTGCAGTAGATTCAAATATTCAACTAATTGTAGATGGTAGACTTTTAGCAACTATTGTTAAACCTTTCTTATATCAAGACTTGATTAGATATATGACATCGGCAGCTTCAACAATTAATAGGAGTGTAGTAGGATAATATGTGGACTATAAATAGTATTCAAATTACAGTAATAGATTTAAAGGAAGAAGACGAACAAATTTTACCTGAATTGCAACCATTATCTGGAGGAACTATATATCAATATTTTGGATATGTTAATCCTAAATTTCCTTTACAATGTTTAATTGTAGGTTCAGGAGATAAAAATGCAGTACTAGCTTTAGCTAATACTGGAGTAGCATATCCTTTAACTTTTGATGGGTCTTCTTTTGGAAATTTTTATGTAAAGAAGGCCAGTGTTCAATGGATGACTGCCTATAGACAAACTTTTAGACCAGATAAATCAGCTGAAGATGCTGTCTTCAGATGCACTTTGGAGTTAAGTAGAGCATGACAATACTAGATGGAACTGCTACAGGTATTACTAATCTTTTATCTTTATCAATAAGTCAGGCACATAATTCTCCATCAACTACTGCCATTATTGTTTCAACCGCAACTACATTAAGTGTTGGGGATGCTATGACTATTTATATTGGTTATGAAGATAATCTACAAAAAATATTTGAAGGTTATGTAAAGATAATAGAAAGAACTGTACCAGAAAATTATTATACTATTACTTGTAATGATGTACTAATTAAAGCTACAGACTATTTTATTGCTTCAGATACACCAGATACAAAATATAGTAAACAAGGTGTTCTAGCAGAAGATTTAATTAATGATATGCTGACTATGGCTGGTATTACTAATTATACACATGGTACTACTTATTTTACTTTTGGAGTTACAAGACCTGTTGAAGTAAATCTAATGTCTGCTTATGATATGTGTAAAGTTGTAACTGATATTTTAGCATGGCACTTGTGGTGTGATAGTAATGGTTTAGTACATTTTGAAGACAGAAAACCATATGTTATGACAGGAGATGAACCACAAAAGGAAATTACTACTACAGCATTAACTAGAATAGCCCATAGAAAATCAGATAGAGATTTAAGAAATAGAGTTGTAGTATATGGTTATGAAGGTGTCAATGCTACCGCAGAAGCAGAAAGTCCTTATTTACCGTCTGGTTTTAGGAAAAGCATAGTAGTTGCTAGTCCTTGG